TGGAAACCGTTGCCGGAGTAGTTCACCAGAGAGAAGTCTGCTGCAACAAATGCCATGATTATCTCTCCTTATTTCTTGAGCTGCAGTTCGAAGCAGCCGTTGGCATCGATGAGGGTAGCGTTCATCTGCATCTTGTTCAGAATGAAGTACGCATCCTTATCGTTATGATACTGCATGTTCGAAGAAACATCAGCACCAATAGCATGACCAACAGAGCTTGAGTGCCAAGCAAAGCACTTACGATCTGCATCAGAGTTGATCGAGGTGAGGCCCGAGAATGGGAACCACATAAAGCCAAGCCAGTTCTTTGCAGTCATGGCATTGGCAAACGGAAGCTGGTTCTCACCGACATATTCTGCACGAGAGAACTCGTCCAGATCGAGAAGCTGAGACCACTGCTCCCAACCAACTACAACGTAACGCTGACCGTCATCCGGAACATCGTTGTTGCCAAACTTCTCCATAAGCTCAAGCGCCCAGGAGAGAGTTACACCGTTGGTCGTCTCGTTATGAGCCGAAGTGGTGGTATCCATCGCATCAAGAATGAGATCGTCGGTCTTACGGCCAAGTGCATATGCACCCGACTGCTGTGCAACCAGCATCTCATCATGATTGATACGAAGTTGATCGAGATCATCGACCCACTCGCCAGCAAAGTAATCCTCAACGGTTACGCTGACGTTTGTGTGTTCAAGATTCATCGGGGCCACGTTACCGTGACGCGCTTTGGTTGTAGCAAAGCCCTTACCGAGTTTCTGGAACGTGGTCTTATTCTTGACCCCATTCGCGGTACGAATGGTGTTCCGGAGCTTGGATCCCATGCGCTGATACGCCATGTGAACGCCAGACTCAAACTCCTCGATAAAGGAAGTGCTAATGGTAGGTGTTGCCATTATACCCTCCTCAGGGTTGATCGAGTTGATACAAGTTCGCTCCTAGTCTGGTTATCCATCAGCGCAGGGTCCGAAGATTATCCATTGCTTTAGGGCCTTCTAGTACAAACAACATGTCACACAAATCTCGGCTTGTTAATTCACATTAACTGTTACGCCGAGAGTAGTGTTCGAATCCTGCACGAACCTTGGCAATGTAGGAGGGATCCTTTTCTTTCCAGTATTTAGGATCGTTCTGCATTGCACGAAGCTCATCCAGAGATAGCGTTTCCTGAAACTCTGTCTCAGAAACCATATTAAACTGAGGCTGACCATTCAGCTCCATCAGTTCTTCAAAGAGCTGCACCATGCCAGAGGATGCTGGGATGTTTGCAAACACCTCATAGCCCTCTTGCGTAAGACTACTTCTTGCCCAGCCATCGACACGATTCAGTCTATCTTCTGCATACTCACCAAGGCTCTCTGACTCCACGTTCCAATCCGGCCCACGTTGCAGATCTGCCTGTGCATATTCATTGATAAGTCCATCGAACTCGTCTTGGGACAGGCCATACTCATGAGCCTTGCCCTTAAACCAGCCAAGAAGAGGATCATTATCGTCAACTGTATACTCCATGCCATCTGGCGCTTGGAAGTTTACATCATAGTCAGCAGGGCTTGCCGGAGCTTCGCTCATGGCCTGCTGGTTGATCTCATCGATTACCTGTTCACGCAAATCCTCTTTGCGCTGATAGAATCCACGCTCAAGCTCACTATAGCTCTTCGCCATGTCTTCTGCGGTCTTGAACTTCTCTGGAAGCCAATCTGGCCTGTCGGTAAATGATTCCTCAGGTTGCTCCTGCACATCTGCCTGAACCTGTGGCTGTTCTTCGACCTCTGCGGTCTCCTGCAGTTCCTCACTCATTTAACAATCCCACTTTCTTAGTGCTTTGTTGATACGGCTATTGGGGTCGTTTCGGGTCTTTGCGGAAGTAAGCTTCTTCTTCATGCCCTTCATGCGAGCGCAAAAAGACTTACGTCTTGCCGCCTTCTTTGGGCTTTTCTTTGCTTCCTTTGCCGAAACTGGGCGTTTGATATTTTTCCCCTGCCTTCGCAACGAACGCCTTCCAGCTTCGTTGAGGCCGCCCTCTGGGTCTTGTCCTTCCTTTCGCTGCCATGCTGCTGTCTTCGCCATTATGTCCTCGCATATGTGGGCTTCTTCCCACCGCCTGATGGGTTAGTGGCTCTCTTGCGTCGTGTAGCACTTTTCTTCTCAGCAGAAGACATCCTTGCAGCCTTGGAGGCTGGCACACACTTAGGATAGCCCTTCCTGCCATCGCCCATCTTGCGACCACAGGAGGGGTGCTTGCCATCCTTTGTAGTGGATATATCTACCCACCTTTCATTGAACCACTTGGTAAGACTCATTTGTACTTACCACCCATACGCTTGTACTGCTGAACCAACTGGCCACTTGCATATGCGCTAGGCCACTTCTTCACTCTAGCCTTCACAATAGCTCTGGCTCTTGCATAAAGGCTGGGGTTAGCTGGCGTTGCCATTATACAATCTCAGAGATCCAAACGTTACCCGATGTGCCGCCAGCACGGAGAGCAGCAACCTTGGTTCCGTCTGTCTGTACCTTGAAATACTCAACCTGATTGGCTGGCAGATAGTGCGTGGAGGCTGATGCCGTCGGGCTGGAACCAAACTCAATATATGCGTTCTGGTCAGCGACAACCCTGATAAACAGAACCTTGTCTGCGATAGCAGCGGAAGCGGCACTGGACGTACCAGCGGCTACCTTGATGACTGTGCCGTTAGGCTTTCCTACTGGTTTACTCATGTTGCTTACGTCCTTTCTCACAACGAGCTTTGATAACTGCGACTACCCACCTAGCTCCTTCTGCGTGGGCTAATACTTCGATATTTGTTCCAGCAGGGTGTATGCTCTGCGTCGTAATGCTTTCGAGATACTGGAGAAAATCTCTGCCAATCCCAGAGCCAAAGAGACCGTAGGCCTTAGAATTAAGGTCAGCTTCAACGTCACTAGTATATCCGCGACCATCAACTGAAATCGTTCCACGTTGCTTACTCACTGTTGCCCCTGTTGTGCCTGCATCAGCTGCTGCAAGGTCTCTACATTACCTCGCACCTGTTGAGGATCTGCAAGAAGCTCTTCCATGATCCCAAACTTCTGAGCCAAATACTGAACTACCTTTTCCTGATTGTACAGGACAGGTGTGATCTCAGGACCAAAGGTGGAGGCAACAGTCTGCTGGAATCTTACAAAATCAGAGACGTCTTGCTGATCCTGCGCCCGCAGCAAGGGAGAAACCGGGACGATACGGAGTTCGCGACCATCCACCTTTGGTATGTCTAAGAGGCCTTGCTTCTTATAGATATAGACGATTCGCTCAACAAGCGGCTGCAGGAACTCTTTCTGCATCCTGCCAGCCACTGCACCCATATCTCGTGCAACGTCTGCAAGACGTTCACTGACTTCGGTAGCAGAAAGCGGAGTCCTCGCGTTAGGGCGAGTATCCAGTTCGTCAATGAAGAGTGCCTTACGGACGTTGCGACGCATATCATCCAACACAAGTTGGGCTACGTCAAACCGTCCTGGACTTTGAAGACTATCAATCACACTACCGGGGCTTCGTGGGATAAACGTACCCGGCTGAATGGTGATGTTATCTGGGTTGAATACACCATCATCGTCATAGACATAGCTGCCAGAGATCGCCATCTCAGCGTTCTCAAGGATAAGCTGCACAGTCAGATTCAGAGTCTTGATTGCCGGCATTGCTTGCAGCACAGGACCACGACCCCATACCTCAAAGCCAGACTTAGACCAACGTGTTGTAATCCAAGGAACAGAACCACGGCCTGTAAGGCGCTCTTTGATAAGGATCTCTTGATCCGTCTCAGAGATAAGGTAGTAGGTGTATTCGTCTTTGAACCTGTTGGTCGCATCATACATTGTTGCTTCGACAATGCGTGTCTTGCGATTAGGGTCACGACGCTGCGCTTCCAGCATCTTCTCGCTGAATTTGGCTTTCGGATACCTGTGCTTCACCTCCGTCAGATCTGTCTGATAGTTCCAGCGGAACCAGTCAGTCACGGTATCCATCTTACCGGGTAGCAGCGCAAGGTTGGTAGGTGGCACCGATGTAAAGTGCAGATCGCCCATGAAGCGCCCCTCTTCTGCGAGGAGGTTCATTGTGCCAAGGCCAAGATCCTGTAAGCCTTCGTGCATCTCTGCATTGAAGTTAGAGTTACGCAGACCCTCATGGATAAGGTCGGTAATGCGATCAAGCTCTTCTTCTAGGGATTTGCTGCGGAGTTCGTTAGGAAACTCGGGGCCGGGTAGAAGTCGGAACGCACGACCATTTGGCGGAAAGAAGCCAAGTTGTAAGCGAGAAGCAAACTTAGGCAAACCAACCACAGCAGTCTCGTCATATATATTCTCGGTACGCCGAGCTGCTTGGCTTTCCTGAAAAAAACTCTCGCGATGAGGAAGAACGTAATCATAGATCTCTTCCCAAAGATCAGACCAAGAGTTCCAGCGACCCTTGGCCTTCTTGAAGCGATCCATTACACGCTTGAGTTCCTGCTTGTCCCCATCCACAGATGATGCAGGGGTTGGGTTCCCATCGTCTACATGAGGTGCCACATCTAGCTCCTAATCGATTTGCCGAGGTTTTTGCGGCGGAAGCCAGTAAAGCCCTCCACATCTTCATCTTGAAGAGATCTGGCGCCTAGAAGATTAGCCCTCTTCTTGCGCTCCATATCTGCGGCACGACGCTCATCTGCTTTTTTCTGCTCATCCAAACGGGCCTGTTCAGCTTCACGCTGTTTCACAAGCTCTGGATCAGGCCCCGGCGGTGACGGTGGCGACATGAATCCCATCAGGCTCTCCTTGCTCTTTCGTAAAGATGATACGATGTTCTCTTTTAATCAATTCACAATACAACTGATATGGCGTCAGTACCCAAGGCTTCCTGACCCCTACAATGTGCTTTACGAAACTAACGCAGTAAAGCCAACGAGGAGCATATATAGGGCTGTCTAAGGCTTCTGTTTCCACGCAGATACAGTTTTCAACCATATCATACGCCAGAAAGTCCGCCGCTTCCTCCGATAGAAGCTCAAAGTTGAATCTTTGACTAGCACACTCAAATTTTATCCACAAATTCAGGTCTGGGTCGTACCTAACAGCAAATACATGCCCAAAATCGGGCCTATGAGCCGTAAATAACCGCCATGGGCCGACATTATCAGCCTTTCTGAAGCAGATTATCCACTTCATGCCCTGAGACGCCTAGATCTGAAGCCGTTACGCTCTCTTTGACGCTCCAATGGGTTTCCAACCCTCGCAACGGTTGTATGGGAAGCCCGCTTACTCCCACCGAACACCACTTTTCGACCTTCACCACCCCCTAAGAACGCATATTGGAGAGCATCGTGAATATGAGAGAACCTGTTCTTCGACGGTCGTTCCTCAAATCGCTCGTTACCCATGTGATACTGGCGCTTATATTGGTAGCCACCCTCAAAACCAGAGATTAGCACAGTGCAATTCGGGCTGATCGCAAGGGACGGATAGCCATCTACCATCCTGTTCAGCACACCATCTACAGCTTCGATACGGATCTGTGTGTCGTTGCTTGGCGCAGGGTAGGCCTGTATGCCGGCCGCCCTTAAAATCATGAACGGTGTTTGCTCTGACGTCTGGGCCATCTGGTTGCCAGCCGGGTCTCCTATGAACTTGAAGTCGTGCTTGTCCCATCCGTGCCTGTTGATCTCCCTTTTGAGAACGTCTGCGAACCTTCCTGCCCCCATGTCTTGCCCGATGATCTCGTGGAAGACGATCCATTTGCCCGAGTGGAGTTGCTGGCAGAAGACTGCCGACGGCGTACGGCCAAAGTCAATGCCAACGATAACCTCCCGGCCATCACTCGGCTCAATGGGTGATTGGGCAACATGAGCTTCCTTCCTGAATGACTGATAGACGGCCTTGCCGTCCATAAGGGCTTGGTATTCGTTAAGGACATATACCTTTACCCAACTAGCGGCTTTACCAAGAATGATCTTGTCGTAGTAGTCAGGCTGTAGGTTATCCTTGTTTTCGCGCTTGTTGTTAGGCTCGTAGCCTTCAATATTGCCAGCAGCGGACCTGATCTCCTTCATGGCCCCCGGCTGGGAGAAGAACATCCAATCATCTGGCTTTACCAGCAGCAGTTTCTCGTCTTCTGCCATGTATACAGGTGCCGGGATCTCCCCCGACATGATTCCCCACCAGTGTGTTTCATCCGGTGCGTTTGTGTCCATGATGACGCCGAACCAAGAAGGCCCGCCATCACGCATAGAGGGAAAGCGGCCCACGCGCATGGTGCAGGCGTCCACAATCGATTTAGGGATCTCTCGTGCTTCATTGATCCATACCCCTGTAAGTTCCAATGACAGCAGCTTCTTTACATCTTCCTGCTTATCCAAAGCCAAGAAGATAACTTCAAGCTCAACGGTAGTCTTGTCTCCCAGAGCGAAATTGACAAGATGCGTGTACGGAGGCGACCACACAAACTTGCCAATCTCGTCTGAGAACCAGTCACGCCAAGTCTTGATCGTGGTGGTTTTAAGCTGAGGGTTTGTATTCCTTATGACGGCCCATCTGGACCTTCTTATCCCGGCTTCATTTGGCTTCTGGTTTACTGCACGGCGCATTATCTCCATGCAGCAAGTGACAGACTTGCCAGATCCCACCGGCCCTCGTATGCTCCGAACAAAAGCTTCGTCCTTCATAAAGGCTTTTGCTATCGGTCCAGGCGGTTTGTAATCAAGATTCATTTCTTGCCCAAGAAGATACGGCTCTTTCCACCGCCCGCCGCACCTGAGATCTGCGCCCTTCTGATGGCTCTTGCATCAGACGCTGACTGAGGCAGGACTGTAGGTGTTGCTGTCACCTGACTTGGTGCAGATGGAGCTGCTGCTGGCTCTGTTCCGCCGCCTGTAGCAGATCCGCCTCTCGTTCCGTACCGTGTGGTATATGTTCCGGTTGCCGGGTTCATACGAGTTGCGCCTGTAGATGGGTCAAAGCTCTGGCGACCAGAGAATCTTCCGTCCCTCACAACGCCAACAGTCAGAACTTCTCCTGCTCTGGATCCACCGCTTGCAAATGTGGTTGTAACAGGAGTGCCGCCTGCCCTTAGCTCTTTGATCTGATTATCCAGATTCATTCGGCTAATCGGGTTGCGTGTATCATCCCTGCGGGCAGTTAGCTCTTCGATTGATCTCTGTGCCTGTTCGACACGCTTCTGGTTCGTGATGAACTCTTGTGTCTTCTTGGAGCGATATGGCTGTGCAGATGCTGCGAGCATTTGACGATCACTCTTTCCAGTGACCTTCATTGGCTTCCTTGCTTCTGCCCTTCTCGCAGCTTCAGCTTCTTCACGCTCTTTCTTCAGTCGTGCAGATCTTGCCGCTTCGTTACCGCCACCTTCTTCTGGACTTTTCTCACCCATAATCGCCTCCTTGGGTTAAAATATTTTTTGACAGGTTGCTCTAGATTGATCCGTTGTGCGTGTGAATTACCCGTTATGTCATGCGTCGCTAGTTTTTAAGGTCGTTTTACAGATTTGCGTATCTTGTCGATGGGACCCCTAGTCAACATTGAAGTTAATCTGTACCGCCGTACTCGGCGTACGCACCGCGTCCTGTCGGAATCCTGCTCGATCCATCAAGTCTCTTGCGGCTTCAAGCCGGACATATTGTGACTTGCTTGTCAGCAACTCTCTCATTGTCGCCATCGCTTGTGTGGCGTCCCATCCCAAAGTCATCATAGCCAACTGCTGTCTGTATTCGATAACATGCTGTTTTCGTAGCGTATTGTACGCCCAAGCCTTGTTCCTACCCAACCTCTCTGCTGCTTCTGTCGGGTTGCAACCATCATGCAAGATTACATGCACCAACTCTGCCTGTGCATCAGTAATTTGCGGCTGTGCCGTCCGCACTTCGGGAGCATGTTTCTCGATGTCTTCCATCGGAACCACACCACCTTTGTATCGCTCTTGTTGGCTTTCGTCTGCCTTGGTCATGTTCGTGTCCTGTTGCGCTACGAGCGAGTATACACAGCCTTCTCAAAACCCTGTCAAGTCACTTGTTCTAACCTGTTGTTTTTGTTCCTCCACAGGTGTCGCTTCGCTCCGCTGCGGAGCCTGACCTGTGACCATAGCCTTACTGTGTTTGCAGCACTCAGCCGTCCGTTTGTCGTCCTGCACATGGCGAGCTAAAGCTCGTTGTGCTGTGGACGCCAAGCCGTTGCGGCACTCATGTGGTTGAGCTTGTTGCATTTGATTGTTGCCCTTGTTCGGGCAAAGCATGATTCGTAGTAATCGGACACCAGCATAATCTCAGGTGAAAGTCCGCTCGCACGGACTTCCGCTGAGATTCTGGGTTCCGCTAACACACTCACATGCGAGTCATCAGGTTTCGACGGGAAACACACACACAACGATTTGTTAGCCTATCATTAGATGATGACACCATTCCGTCTCGATCAGTAAAGTTGCACCTGAACATTGTGCTTCACCGTACAATTTGCAGACCCTCCAAATTAATTACTTTTATGTTGGCGAGCTGAAGCTCGCTTTTTGTCGAAATTAATTCGGTTCCTTCCGCAAATTCTACTCCGAGACGCACGTCGGCCCTTGGGGGCCAACGCACTGCACCGCGGCTGCCAGCAACTTGACTGCTGCGAGCCGGGGGCGTCAGGGGGTGTCAAGGCTACCAATCGTTGTGAGTGTGTAGCGAACTGGTCAAACGTAAAGGAGAATGACCAATGCAACCATACAAGTTCCGTCCGGTCGATGAGTCTGAAGTTATTGCCGATACTGTTATCGCGCATCATTCCTTCACAGAGCTGCCTGATATCTGGGCAGCAGACGAGGTTCGTCAGGCGCTTGAGTCTGGCGATGTACAACGTGCTGCTGATCTGGCAGAGCAGATGAGCGATTCTGACTTCAGTATCTTTGACTGACACAAAGCCAACATGGGGTGGGTAGGATTGCCCACCCCGCTAACGTAGAGGTGAATCACATGAACGATCATATCAAACATGCAGTCTTGCTGAAGGCTTCGGTTCCGAGTTTGTACAAAGCAAGCCCTAGCAACCTTTGTGAAATATGCGACGAGCTTCTCCGCAAGCTCAACGACATTCCATATGGACATCCAGTTCGTGACGAGATGAGAGACCATATCTCCAACATCTCGACTGCGATCATGGTTATCCACCGTCTCGGCTGTCCTATGGACTCAGAGATACTCTGGATGCGGCAGCGGCTGAACTACAGTGAGCTAACTGTAGACGACGTACAGCACCTAGAAGAAGCCAATGCTAGCCTTACTTGGGTTCGTAGCAACAGACACATCGCACTTGAC